ACGCTCGGCGCGCTCGCGGAATTGGAAAGCGCCTTCGGTGACGACGACATGCTGGCGCTCGCGGCGCGCTTCGAGAAGGGGCGGCTCTCCGCGCGCGATTGCGTAAAGATAATCGCAGCCGGACTGCGCGGCGCGGGATGCGCGGTAACGGACGACGAAGTCGCCCTGATGCGCGTGAACGGCGGCGCCGCAGAGTACGTCGACATCGTTGCCCGGCTTTTGAATGCGACGTTCGGCGGAGATGATCAGCAGGCAGGCGCGGCGACCGTGCGGGAGGACGGCGGCGAAACGCGCGCCCCTTTCGCTGGACGCGCGTGATGGAACTCGGCCTCGGTGTCCTCGGCATGATGCCGGGCGCTTTCTGGTCGTTGACACCGCGCGAGCTGCAGGCGGCGCTGGCAGGCAGGTTCGGCGGAGCCCGCGAAATGACGCTCACGCGCGGAGACCTCGACACGCTCATGCAACGCTTTCCGGATGAAAGTGCAACCTATGACAATGAATGACGATCAGCTCGAGACCTGGAACGTCAAGGTCACGGCCGACACGAGCGATCTCGAAACAAAGCTCCAATCGACGTCGCGGACCGGAAGGCAATTCGCCAACACGCTCGTCTCGGCATTCGACGATATCGCGATCAAAGGCAAGAACGTCGGCGATGTCTTCAAGTCGCTGGCGCTCAACCTCTCGCAGTTGGCGCTCAAGACGGCGCTGCAGCCGCTGACGTCCGACCTCGCATCGGTGTTCCAAGGCGTCATCTCGGGAGCGACGCCGTTCGCGAAGGGCGGTGTCATTCAGGCTGGAACGCCAGTGCCGTTTGCAAGCGGCGGCGTCATCGCAAGCCCGATCTCATTCCCGCTGGCAGGCGGCGCGACGGGGCTCGCCGGAGAGCGCGGGCCGGAAGCGATCATGCCGCTGACACGAGGGTCGGACGGTCGGCTCGGCGTCGCGATGTCGGGCGGCGGGGGACAGCAGATCACGATCAACATCTCGACGCCGGACGTCCAAAGCTTCGGCCGCTCGCAATCGCAGATCGCCGCGATGATCGCGCGCGCCGCCGCGGCCGGCCAGCGCAACCTCTAAAGCGCAACCTCTAAGTCGCCTCCTCACAAAAAAGCGAAACTCACATGTCCTTTCACGACGTCAGATTTCCGACGGCGATCTCGCGCAATGCGCAAGGCGGACCAGAGCGGCGCACCGACGTCGTCGTGCTGGGATCGGGATATGAAGAGCGCAACAGCCGCTGGGCAGACAGCCGGCGAAGCTACAACGCGGGATATGGCGTCAAATCGCTCGATGATCTCTATCAGATCATCGCATTCTTCGAAGAGCGGCGCGGCCGTCTTCATGCGTTTCGTTGGCGCGATCCGATGGACTGGAAATCCTGCGCTCCGAACGCGGCGCCGAACGCGCTCGACCAGGTCATCGGAACGGGGACGGGCGATCGCGCAGCGTTCCAGTTGAAAAAGGTCTACGGCAACGCCTTCGCGCCCTGGACGCGCGATATCAAGAAGCCAATCGTGGCGACTGTGAAGATCGCCGTTGCCGGCGCGGCGCAAATCGCAGGCACGAATTTCGCGATTGATGCTTCGACGGGCGTCGTGACATTTCTCAGCGGTCACATTCCGGCAAGCGGAGCGAGCGTAACGGCAGGCTTCGAGTTCGACGTGCCCGTGCGCTTCGATACCGACAAGCTCGAGGTCAATCTCTCGGGCTTCACCTCGGGCGCCATTCCCAACATTCCGATTGTCGAGGTGCGCCTATGAAGACGCTCTCGCCGGAATTTGCCGCGCATCTCGCGTCGGGCGCGACGACGCTGTGCTGGTGCTGGCGCATCGAACGCCGCGACGGAACCGTCCTCGGCTTCACCGATCACGACAACCCGGTCGCGTTTGGCGGCACAGCTTACGAGGCGGCAAGCGGGTTCACCGCGAGCGATATCACCGATGGTCTCGGCCTGTCGGTCGACAACCTCGAGGTCACGGGCGCGCTGTCGTCCGGAACATTGACCGACGATGACCTGGCCGCCGGCCGCTATGACGACGCGCGCATCGCGATCTATCGCGTCAACTGGGCGGACCCCAGCCAGCGCGTCCTGATGCGGTCCGGCAGCATTGGCGAAGTGCGGCGCACGGGCGCGAGCTTTACGGCCGAGCTTCGCGGCCTCGCGCACTATCTGCAGCAGCCGACGGGACGGATTTTACAGCGGACGTGCGACGCCGATCTCGGTGATACGCGCTGCGGCATCGATCTTTCGTCGCCGGCCTTCAGGGGTGTCGGCGCAATTCTGACAGCGGTATCGGCTCGGCGTTTCACGGTCTCCGGCATCGACGCATTCGCCACGCGATTCTTCTCACGCGGTCTCTTCGCATTCACGTCTGGCGCCTCAGCGGGCCTCAGAATCGAGATCAAGACGCACACGAAGCTTGCCTCCGCCGTCGAGATCGAACTTTGGACGGATGCCGAAGGCCCACCCGCCGCGGGCGACGAATTCATCGTCACCGCAGGCTGCGACAAGCGGTTTGAGACATGCAAGGCGCGCTTCTCGAACACGATCAATTTCCGCGGCTTCCCGTCGATACCCGGCAATCAGTTCCTGACGAAAATCGGACGCTCGAGCTGAAGATGCAGCATGTGACGCGAAGCAGAATTGTCGAAGCGGCCCGCGGTTGGATCGGCACGCCCTACCATCATCAGGCGAGTGTCCGTCACGTCGGCACCGATTGTCTCGGGCTTGTGCGCGGTGTCTGGAAAGAGCTCTACGGCGCCGACGCGGAAAAGCCGCGGGCCTACAGCCGCGATTGGGCGGAAGCGAGCGGAAGCGAGGCCATGCTCGAAGCCGCCGGCCGGCATCTTGTGGCGAAGCCGATCGCCGCGATGACCATCGGCGACGTCGTCGTTTTCCGGCTCCGCGCCGGAATGGTGGCGAAGCACGCGGCCGTCGTCACGGCGCCCGCAATGATGGTGCATGCGATCGAAGGCGCACCGGTCGCCGAGGTTCCGCTGACGAATTGGTGGCGGCGCCGGATCGCAGGCGCATTTCAATTTCCCGGCGTGGTGTGAGCTGCCGTCATCCTCGAACGGCTGAGGCCCCGCGTCACCCCTCCCCTGACCCCTCCCCGTCAAGGGGAGGGGAATGCAGCATAAGCCCCTCCCCCTCGCGGGGAGGGGTTGGGGTGGGGGGATCGAAGTTCGCGGCCTCGCTCCGCGCCAATAAGAAAGGCGTCACAAATGGCGACACTTGCTCTTGCGGCAGTCGGTGCAGCCGTCGGCGGCAGCATGCTGCCGGCCGGCGTCGGCTTGCTCGGCGTCACGCTCTCTGGCGCGGCGATCGGATCGCAGATCGGCGCATTTGCCGGAGCATATGTTGACAACGCGCTCTTCGCCCCCTCCGGACAGACGCGCACGGTCGAAGGTCCGCGCCTTTCCGATCTCCGGCTGACCGCGTCGACCGAAGGTGCGCCGCTTCCGAAAATTTACGGTCGTGCGCGCGTCGGCGGACAGATCATCTGGGCGACCGATCTCGAAGAAGAGATCGTGACGACGACGCAAGCCACGGGCAGCGGCAAAGGAGGCTCGGGAAGCAAGACGCGCCTCGCGCAATATAACTACTACGCCAATTTCGCTGTGGCGCTTGGCGAGGGTGTGGTGACGCGCATCGGCCGCGTCTGGGCCGACGAGCAGGAACTCGATCTCGCGCGGACGACGTTCCGCTTGCACACCGGCACGGAAACGCAAGACGTCGATAGTCTCATCGCGGCGCGCGAGGGCGTGGACAATGCCCCAAGCTATCGCGGCGTCGCCTATGTCGTGTTCGAGCGCTTTGCGCTCGCCGATTACGGCAACCGCGTTCCGCAACTCTCGTTCGAAATCTTCCGCAGCGTCTCGGCTGCCGACCAGGACATTCGCGGCGTCGTGATGATCCCGGGTTCGGGCGAGTTCGTCTACGCGACGGAACCTGTGCATCAAACGTTCGACGACGGCGTTTCGCAATCGGAGAATGTCCATCAATTGGTCGGCCCGACCGACTGGCAGGTTTCGCTCGATCAGCTCGAAGCGGCATTGCCGAACGCCAAGTCGGTGTCGCTTGTCGTCAGCTGGTTTGGAACGGATCTCCGCGCGGGCGCATGCAAGATCATGCCGGGCGTCGAGACGCGCCACAAGCGGACAGCACCACTCAGCTGGTCCGTTGCAGGCGAAACGCGCAGCACTGCTCATCTCATCAGCACGCGCGACGGCAACGCAGCCTATGGCGGCACGCCGTCCGACCAGACGGTCGTCGCCGCCATTCGGGATATGAAAGCGCGTGGATTGAACGTGACGCTCACGCCGTTCGTTCTTATGGATGTTCCGGCGGGCAACAGCCTTCCTGATCCCTACGGAGGCGTGAGCCAGCCGGCATATCCGTGGCGCGGACGAATTGCGTGTCATCCGGCGCCCGGCCAATGGGGAACGCCCGACAAAACGTTAGCCGCCGCGACGCAAATCGCAAGCTTCGTCGGCTCCGCCGCGCGATCTGACTTTTCCATCTCTGGCACCAGCGTGCAATACGCGGGGCCGGACGAATGGTCGTACCGGCGCATGATCCTGCATCAGGCGTTTCTGGCGAAAGCGGCTGGCGGCGTCGAAGCGTTCGTCATCGGCACCGAGTTGCGCGGGCTGACGTCGGTCCGATCGAGCGCCAACGCATATCCATTCGTCACAGAGCTGATCGCGCTTGCCGATGACGTGAAAGCGATCCTCGGCGCGGGAACGAAGGTGCTCTATGCCGCCGACTGGACGGAATACTTCGGCCATCAGCCTGCAGACGGTTCGGGCGACGTTTATTTCCATCTCGATCCGTTGTGGTCGGCGTCGAGCATCGATGCGATCGGCATCGACATCTATTGGCCGCTGGCCGACTGGCGCGATGGCCGCGATCATCTCGACGCGGCCGCCGGCGCAAGCTCGATCTACGACCCGGCGTATCTCCGTTCGAACGTCCACGGCGGCGAAGGCTTCGATTGGTATTACGCGTCAAGCGAAGATCGTGATGCGCAGATTCGCACCCCGATAACGGATGGATCCGGAAAGCCGTGGGTCTTTCGCTACAAGGATATCCATGCGTGGTGGAGCAACGCGCACTACAATCGTCCCGCAGGCGTCGAAAGCGCGTCCGCGACCGCCTGGGTGCCGCAATCGAAGCCGTTCTGGTTCATGGAGATCGGCTGTCCCGCGGTCGACAATGGTGCGAACCAGCCGAACGTCTTTGTGGATCCGAAGAGTTCGGAATCGGCGCTTCCCTATTATTCGCGTGGGCTTCGCGATGACCTGATGCAGGCGCGTCATCGCCAGGCGCTCACTGACGCTTTCGATTGGACGAAGCCGGGCTACGTCGAAGGCCGCAATCCGGTATCGGCGATCAACGGCACGCGAATGGTCGATCTCGATCGCGTGCACGTCTATTGCTGGGACGCGCGTCCCTATCCGGCATTTCCGGATGCGACGACCTATTGGGGCGATAGCGAAAACTGGCAGCTCGGACATTGGCTGAACGGTCGACTCGGCGGCGCGGCGCTGGATGATGTCGTGTCGGCCATCCTGCACGATCAGGGCTTCGCAGACTTCGACGCGTCCGCGCTGATGGGAACGGTGCCGGGCTACGTCATCGACCGGACGATGGCGGCGCGCGATGCGATACAGCCGCTGGAACTCGCGTACTTTTTTGACAGCATCGAAAGCAACGGCAAGATCGTGTTTCGCCATCGCGGCCGCGCCGCGCCTGCGATGACGCTCGAGCTGGATGCGCTCGTCGAAGAGAGCGCGGGCGATGCGCTGTACGAGCTGACGCGCGCCCAGGAAACCGACCTTCCCGCATCCGCCAAGCTCCGCTACATCTCAGGCGTCGACGATTATCCGCAAGCCGTCGCCGAAGCGCGGCGGCTGACAGGGGCGAGCGGGCGCGTCGCGGAAGCCGATCTCCCGATCGTGCTCGACGACGGCCTTGCCGGAGCGATCGCCGAGAGCTGGCTCTACGAAACGTGGGCGACGCGCGAATCCGCAACCTTCAAGCTGGCGCCGTCGACACTCGCACTCGAACCCGGAGATCTCGTCTCGGTCGACATCGGCGGACGAAGCCGCTTGCTGCGCTTGACCAATATTTCGGAGCACGGGGTTCGCGACATCCGGGCGTTGAGCATCGATCCGGGCGTTTACGATCGGATCGACGTCGCGCCGCGCGCCGCCCCCGAGCCTGCACCGGTTCAGATCGGCTCGCCCGCCGTTGCGTTGATGGATCTGCCGCAGTGGAACGCCGCTGCGGATGCGGCGGCCGGATACGTCGCCGCGATGCAGAAGCCGTGGCCCGGCAGCGTTGCTGTGTTCGCATCTCCGCAGGAGACTGGATATCAGCTCAAGGCGATCGCCGGCGCACCAGCAACGCTCGGCGTGACGCTTGATGAACTGCCGCGGGGTCCCGAGGGACGCATCGATCATCGCGCAAACATCCGCGTGCGCCTGACGAGCGGAACGCTTTCCTCCGTCGATCTCGTCGCGATGCTGGCGGGCGCCAACCTCGCGGCTCTTCGCAACGCGAGTGGCAATTGGGAAATCGTTCAGTTCCAAACCGCCGAACTCGTCGATGTGCAAACCTATCGCCTCGGCGAATTTCTTCGCGGTCAGTTCGGAACCGAGGGGGCGATCGACGACGCGCTTCCGGCGGATGCGCAATTCGTTCTGCTCGACGGCGCGGTGACATCCGTGCAGGTCAGGGAGAGCGAACAGAAGGTGCCGCTCAATTGGCGCTATGGACCCGGCAACCGCGATATCGGCGACGCGTCGTACGTCACGGAGCCTTTCGCCTACCATGCGCTTGGGCTTCGGCCGTTGTCGCCAGTCCATGTCAGAGGCGTGCGAACGTCTGGCGACCTCAGCATCTCTTGGGTTCGGCGCACGCGCAGCGGCGGCGATAACTGGGAGCTGCCCGAGGTGCCGCTTGGCGAAGAAAGCGAAAGCTACGAGGTCGATATTCTCGACGGCTCGACGGTGAAGCGCACGCTCGCAACATCCTCGGCAAACATCACGTATTCGAGTGCCGATCAGATTGCCGACTTCGGAGCCGTCCAGCCGAGCGTATCGGTCAAAGTATATCAGACGAACGTCATCTTCGGCCGGGGCGCTTCCCGCGCCGCCATCGTTTAACGCGTAAGTCGAATTGAGAGTCGCTGAATTCCCCTCCCCTTGACGGGGAGGGGTTAGGGGTGGGGTGAGAAGAGGAGCTGGAAAGGTTTTTCGGAGGCGAATGGTTGCCCCTCGCTGATTGTTCATTCTCGACGAACTGCACTGTGCTGTTTCGTTCACCCCCCCCCCGCTAGGGGGAGCCGTCGTGGCCGAAACGGAAATCTCAAAAAGGCGAAACAATCATGGATCAACCGGCGTGGCTCGCGGCCGCGTGGGCCGAATTCGGCGTGCGCGAAATTCCGGGCAAGGAGCATTCTGCCGAAATTCTCCGCTACTTCCGCGAAGCAGGCGACACAAAGGTCGAAAGCGACGAGACGCCGTGGTGTGCCGCGTTTGCAGGCGCCATGCTGAAGCGCGCCGGATGCCAGGGCACCGGATCGCTGATGGCGCGGTCGTATCTCGATTGGGGAATTGGCCTCGACGAGCCGCGCTTCGGCGCGCTCGTCGTCTTGGCGCGGGGCGACGATCCGACGGCCGGACACGTCGGGTTTCTGATCGGGTCGGCGGCCGGCAAGCTCTACCTCCTCGGCGGCAACCAGGGCGACGCGGTTACGGTCTCAGCCTTCGACGCCGCGCGCCTTCTCGGCTTCCGATGGCCGGACGCCGAGACCGAGGCGGAAAGCGCGACGGCCGACAACGGCACCTTCGCGAAGGCGCTTGCCCACGTTCTCGAAATGGAAGGCGGCTATTCGAATGATCCGTACGATCCGGGCGGCCCGACCAATCGCGGCGTAACGCTCGAAGTCTATGCCAACTTCAAAGGCCAGACGCTTGATGCCGGCTCGCGCCCGCGGCTCATTTCGGAATTGAAGTCGATCCCCGAAGCCGTCGTCGAGGCCATTTATCGCCGCCGGTATTTCGACCCCGCTCACTGCGCAGCGTTCACCGCACCGCTGGCCCTGATGCATTTCGATGCCGCCGTGAACCACGGCGTCGGCGCCGCGACCCGAATGCTGCAGCAGGTCGTGAACGTCACGGTCGACGGCGAGATCGGCCCCGAGACGCTCTCTGCAATCGGCAGCCGACGACTGACCGATCTGATCGACGACTACGCGGAAATCCGGCGCACCCGCTACCGGGCGCTTCCGCATTTCTGGCGCTTCGGACGGGGCTGGCTGAAACGCGTCGACGCGACATTGGCCCTCGGAAAATCCTGGGGCGCGGCTGACGGCATTACTCGCGGGCTCTTGGAGCCGGCACAAATCGCAAAAGGAGAATCCAACATGAGCAATCAAGCAGCGGCTGCGAAGACGATCGACGATACGGCGAAATGGTGGGCCCAATCGAGGACGCTTTGGGGAACGCTGATCACCGCCGCGGCGACTGTGCTTCCCGTCATCGCCCCGGCAATCGGCGTGAGCCTGCCCGCCGATCTCATCCAGACTTTCGGCAATCAGGCGGTGATCGCCGTTCAGGCGCTCGCTGGTTTGTTCGGGACGGTGCTGGCGATCTACGGCCGCTTCAAGGCGTCCTCGGTCCTCAGCCTACGAAAGAGCTGA